TAAAAAAGTTTCTTAAAAAGGAAAAGAACATGGCATTAGTATCCCCAGGAATAGAAATCAGCGTAACAGACGAAAGTCAATACGTTCCAGGTGCAGTTGGAACTGTACCACTTGTAATGTTGGCTACAGCCCAGGACAAATCAAATCCTTCAGGCACGTCAGCCTCAGACACAACTAAAGCTAGAGCAGGCAAGTTATTAACTTTCACAAGTCAAAGAGAACTTATAGCCGCAATGGGATATCCCAGCTTTCAGCAAAGCGCCGCAGGTACTCCGTTACACGGCGACGAAAGAAATGAATATGGCCTACTAGCCGCACACAGTGCATTAGGCATTGTAAATAGAGTTTTTGCTATAAGAGCAGACATTGATTTAGACGAACTAACACCAACAGCAGTCCGTCCAACTGGTGTGCCAGTAAACGGCACACACTGGTTAGATCTTAGTGCTAGTGTATGGGGAATTTATTCATGGAATGCAACTACAAATGCACTCACAAATAATATTCCATTGCTGATCACAAGCACCACTGATCAAACACTAGTAAGTAGCATTTACGTACCCAAAGCAAGCATTGGTCAAATTGGCCAGTATGCTGTATCATTTGGTACAGGAAGCAATGCTAACTTGTTCCTCAAAGCAGGCGGAGATTTGCCAGCAGATGATGCAAAGTACAACACATGGGTAAGACTAGGTACAGATGATTGGGCAACAAGTGTTGCTACAATAAAAGGATCAGTAACTTCGCCAGTTATTTTAGCAAGTTCTCCAGCCGCTACAGTTACTATTAACGGTTCAACAGTTACTGTTGGTAACACAGGCGCAAATAGAACACTAGACCAAGTTGTTAGTTCAATTAATACTGCCGCAGTTACTGGTGTTACAGCCGCTAATGTAGGCAACAAGTTGTTCTTGTATGCATCAAGCCTAGCAGAAAGCGACGGAGCAACAGCAGACGGAAAGATTGCAATTGCAAACGGTTCAGGAACACCTTTGGCAACATTGGGCATTACAGCAGGAACATACGCTAACCCACTATTGCTTTACGGTGATTTTGCCGCATATCCAAGTTGGAGAAGCACAGACACTGTTCCGCGTCCATCAGGTTCAGTTTTTGCTAAACTTGGCGCAACTGGTTCAGGTGCTGACTTGGTTATTAAAAAATACAGCACACTTACAGACACATTTACTACACAAGCCGCTCCGTTCTACAGTAGAGCAGAAAATGCACTTTTCAAGTTAGATCCAGCAGGTGGTGGTGCAGGTATTGCCGCTGGTTCACTTTGGGTTGCTTATGATCCACTACGTACAGGCACAGGTGGTTACAAGCCATTCAATCGTAGAGTAGCAGGACAAACAATTGTAAGTGGTACAGCAACAGCCGCAAATCCATTTACTGCTACCGAGCAACTAAAGATTGGTGTTACCAGTATCGGCAGTGCAACAATTACAGAATACACAGTAACATTGTCAGGTACATCACCAGCAAGTTTTGTTAGTGATATTTTAGCACTTAATATTCCAGAACTAGATATTAGTGTAAGTAGCACAAATGTTATTAAATTCACTCATATCTACGGTGGTGACATTTACCTAACAGACGTATCAGGTACACCAACAGCAGATGCAGGTTTCTCAAGTAGCACAACAGGTACTATATTATATGCCAATAGTGTTCTTGCGTTGACCAACTGGGAAGCACTAACTTATACATACAGTATTGCTGAGCCGTATCAAGCACCAGCAGACGGTACACTTTGGTACTACAGCGACGCCGCAACAGTTGATATTATGATTGCTGACGTAGGTGGCTGGAAAGGATACAAGAGCAGTTACTATGACGGATCAACAACTGATGCACGTGGTTTTGATTTGAGTCTAACTGATCCTCTTGGTGTACAAGTGGCAGCATCAGAGCCAACATTCCAAGCCGATGGTGTTAGCGCACTTGTTGCTGGTGACTTGTGGCTAGACAGCAGTGACTTAGAAAACTATCCAAAACTTTATCGTTACAGTGGTACTGCTTGGGTGTTGATTGACAACACAGACCAAACAAGTCAGAACGGTATTTTGTTTGCAGATGCACGTTGGGATACAGATGGTACTACAGACATTATTACAGGTAGTTTACCAGCAATCACAGACTTGTTAGCAAGTGATTACATTGACCAAGACGCACCGGACTACAGACTTTTCCCACGTGGTACACTTTTGTGGAACATGCGTAGAAGTGGTTACAATATTAAACAGTACGTGAGCGATAAGTTTAACGCAACTGCATTTCCTGATTTGCCAGCAGTTCCAGGCGCAGGTAGTGTACTTCCAACTGTTAAGAACACATGGCAAACACAAAGTGGGTTACAAAGTGATGGTTCCATGTTTGCAGGCCGCAAAGCGCAAAGACAAGTAGTAGTTGCCGCTATGCAATCTGCACTAACAGCCAATACCGAAGTACGTGAAGATCAATATTCGTTTAATCTTATTGTTTCGCCGGGCTACCCAGAACTAATAGCACAGATGGTTGCGCTTAACAGTGATCGTAAGGAGACAGCATTTGTTATTGGTGATACTCCGCTACGCCTAGCACCAGATGCAGCCTCGATTGGCGATTACAGTAATAATACACTTGGCACTGGATCCACGTCGTCTACAGCAAGTCCGTACTTGGGTGTTTACTACCCAGCAGGACAAACAATAGACCTACAAGGTAACACAGTTACTGTTCCGTCAAGTCATGCGGCACTACGTACAATCATAAAGAACGATAATGTTGCGTATCAGTGGTTTGCTCCAGCAGGAACAAGACGTGGTTTAGTAGACAATATTAGTACTATTGGATATATTGATGAAGCCACAGGCGAATTCCAAAATAATAGTATTAGGGTAGGACTACGTGACACACTGTACGAAAACAAGATTAATCCAATTACCAACTTACCAGGTATTGGACTAGTTGTTTGGGGACAGAAGACACGTAATCCAAGCACAAGCAGTCTTGATCGTATCAATGTTGCAAGATTGGTCAACTATCTAAGAACCATACTTGCAAGAGTTGGAGATGGTTTCTTGTTTGAACCAAACGATAAGATTACAAGAGATCAAATCTCAAACGTTATCAGCGGCGCAATCAACGACTTGGTTGCAAAGCGTGGTGTGTTTGATTACTTGGTAGTATGTGATGATACAAACAATACTCCAACACGTATTGCACGTAACGAGTTGTATGTTGATATCGCAATTGAGCCGATGAAGACAGTTGAATTTATCTTCATTCCGATTCGTCTTAAGAATCCAGGTGATATAGCAGAAGGTTTATAATAGTAGCACAGAATGGAGCCTTCGGGCTCCATTAACACAATGGGTATTTTTGATAAATATCTATAACAGGAGAACAAGACATGGCAATAGCGTCATTAAACAAATTTACAGTACCTTTGAGCACAGACCAAAGTGCAAGTGCGCAAGGACTATTAATGCCAAAGATGAAATATCGCTTCCGGGCGGTGTTTGAAAACTTTGGTGTAAGCACAGATAGGGTAGAACTAACAAAACAAGTTATAGATATCACTCGTCCAAATGCAAGTTTTAACGGGTTCCCTATTGATGTGTACAACAGTAAAGTTTACCTAATAGGTAAGCCAACTTGGGAAACAGTGAGTGTTAACTTGCGTGATGATGCTGGCGGAAATGTTAGTAAATTAGTAGGTGAACAAATTCAGAAACAGTTTGACTTTGCAGAGCAGTCTAGTGCGGCATCTGGAATTGACTACAAGTTTCTCCTTAAGTTTGAAATGCTTGATGGTGGCAATGGAGCAAATGAAGCATCAGTATTAGAAACCTGGGAATTGTATGGTGCGTTTGTTGATTCAGTCAACTACGGTGATATGAACTATAGTTCAAATGACCCGGCTACAATTGCACTAACAGTTAGATACGACAACGCAGTACAAACACCGGATGCAACAGGTATTGGTACAGCAGTTGGTAGAACTCTTGGAACTAACGCAACTGGCGTAAGCTAGGAGTCAACCCACAATAAAAGATACCTGGATTTTTCCGGGTATTTTTTTGGGCTAAATACCATATAAGGTACTTTTCCTATGGCAAATATTTTTGATAATTTTTTAAAACAAATAGTTACTGGCGACCAAGTTAAAGACTACAAGCATGCTAGTAAACTTTTCATTGACAGTGACTACAGACTAAGCCCTAAATATGACTGGCTTTATCATGTATTTTTTGATGTAGACCCTCAAATGAGTAACATAGACGTTAATAGGTTAACCGAAACAGGAATGCTGGTTAAGTCTATAAAGTTACCAGACTATGCAATTGATACTAAAACTCTTAATAACTATAATAGGCCCGAAGTTGTACAAACCAAAATAAACTACAACGGAATTAATGTAGCCTTTCACGATGATCAAGCAGAAGTGGTTAGAAACTTTTGGTATGATTACTATCATCATTATTATAGAGATTCTGACATAGGGTTTTCAAACAATGCAGGGCAAGTTAATCCAATGTACCATGCAGATTACAAGTACAGAGAAAATCCAATACTTAACAACTTTGGTTATACCACACGTGGTCAAAACGGCTTAGGTGGTGACAGGTACTTGCAAGCAATAAGAATTTACAGTTTACACCAGAAAAGATTCAGCGAATACACTTTGATTAACCCAGTTATAACAAGTTTTAGCCACGGCAATCACGTTGCCGGATCAAACGGGGTGCTAGAACATACTATGCAGATTCAGTTTACATCAGTTCTATATGCACAAGGAAACGTAAGCAGTGATACCGTTAAAGGATTTGCTGATTTACACTACGATAAGTCTCCTAGTCCTCTAACACCTGCCGGCGGAGGAACAAATAGTATATTAGGACCTGGTGGCATAGTCAGCGGTATTGATGCTGTGATTAGCGGGTTAGGTACTGGTAGTTTATCCGGTATTCTTAGTGCAGTAACCACAGCAGGCAAAGTATTGAATAAAAATAAAGATGTTGATCTTAGAGGCTTAGCAGAAGGCGAACTGATTCAAGCAACCAAAGACATACTCAATGGTAACAATCCCACAAGTAGATTTTTTGTACCTACAACTGGTGGTATAGCCAACTCCCCAATTTTAAATGCCGCAGGAAGTTTTCTCAGCGATCCGCTTAACGGAATTGGATCAGTGTTTAGTAGCGGGACAGACTCAGCAAGTCCAGGTAGTTTAGTTAGCAACGGCAATAATGTAAACTTTATTGACTCAGCAGTGCAATCAATAACCAACCCTGTAGCAGGTGTAGGCACAATAGCCGCTGGCATATTAGGTCTGGATGTTAATACCAACTCTGATTCAGAAATTACTGGCGGACAAATTAACAAAACTGTGGAATTAGATAGAAACTTACAAGCATCATCTGTTACTACTAGTAGTGACACTGGATTTAGCGGAAAAATAGTAAACATTGCTGGAACGTTGGGAGAAGAAGCACAGCTTTCTGCAGATAGGATCAGTAGGAGTACAACAGGATCAACTCAGATACAGACAGGAAGAACCCAATTTGGGCAAACTGTATTTGAGTCAGGCACAAACACTACAGTTGGTGATGCACCAAATATACTAAGCAGAACACCAGATCGCGCCAAGTTGATTCAGGCTGTTGCCCCAGATGGGCTAAATCTAACACAAGCCGCAGTTGATCTTTCCAGTGCAGAAGCACAAAAGTTTATCAAAGATGGCAATGTGCAAAAATTAATAGACGGCACAAGGAACGAAGGTTTCTCGACCAACCCAGAACCAGGAAGCACCACATAAAATGACATCCAATAGCGCAATGTTCACAAGTAGTATTTTTGGCAATAGCAGTAACAAAACTGCATCAGAACTAGCAGATATAAATCGTCAAACACAGGAACAATACCTTAGCCAACGTACTACAAACAAGATTAATGTAAAAATACCGCATGTACCTAGTAATCAACAAATAGCAAAGGATAATTAATGGCTAACTTAGTTAGAGCAAAGAATCCAACCAATATAGATGCAGTCAATCTTAATACACTAGAGCCAAGGGATACTGTAAAGTATTTTAATAACTACTTTGACGTTCCAGTAGAAGTAAGCAGTAACATTGATTCAGTTATTGTTGCTTACTTTGAAAATCTTACAAACGATACTGAGTCTGCAAGACAACTTGCTAGTGCTGTGATTTATACCAGTGTAAAACAAGGAATTAGTCCTTTAGAGACACTTGATCAGTTTAGAAAAGTTCCGCTTGGAGATCTTGACACATACACTGCAATGTTTTTAAACTTTGATCGTGTAGGTACCAGCTATCTTGGATTAACAAACACACCACTAATAAACAAATACGTAGAACGATCAATATTGCCATGAGCTCCAAGTACCACAACGGATTCTATCAAGTAAAGAATGCGTCAAAATATGTAGGCAAAAAAACACCACAGTTTAGAAGCGGGTGGGAACATGTGTTCATGCGCTTCTGTGATGAAAATCCTGCTATACTACAATGGGCAAGTGAATCAATACGTATCCCTTATAGAAACCCATTTACTAACAAGAATACAATATATGTTCCTGACTTCATGGTTGTGTATGTTAAAAAGAACGGTGAGAAACACGCTGAGCTGATAGAAGTTAAACCAAACAAAGAAACTTCGTTGGATGAAGCAAAAAGTCCAAGGGATCAAGCCGCGGCAGTGCTAAACATGCACAAGTGGCAAGCGGCTCAAGCATGGTGTGATCAACACGGCCTAAAGTTCCGTATAGTGACTGAAAATGATATCTTCCACCAGGGCAAAGCACGGTAAATACGTGCATGACTAAGAAACTAGAAAACTTATTTGACTTGCCTGCTGATCTTGGACCTGGATCCAGCGATAGCAGTTTTAAAGTACTGCACGACACTGAAATGTCTCAGCAAGCAAAACAACAAATTCAAGAGCAGAAAAATGTTATTGCTCAGGTTGATGATGCAATAGACAAGATTGATATTGCACTGCCTACAGTGAGGGACCTAGAAGCAAGCGATCAGGAAATGGACGACCTTGCTGTATTGGCCAAAGACAAGTTTGAAGATTTAATGGAACTGGGAATGAACATGGACCCACGTTTTGGTGGACAAGTGTTTCAAACAGCAGGCACATTGCTAGGGCATGCTATCACCGCCAAAACTGCAAAGATGGACAAGAAGTTGCGTATGGTACAGTTGCAGTTGCAAAAAGCAAAACTGGATCATCAGGCCAACAAAGATGCACCAGAAGACACAGCAGTGGATGGTCAAGGCGTTGTATTAGACCGTAATG